TATGACTGGTGGCGATAGCGACAAGCTTGAATCTGGTTTTATAGATCTACAGCCAGGACAAATAGATTACATAGTAAATTATTATGGCGGTGGACCAATGAGCTTTATAACTGGTGTTTATAATCAAGTACATAGAGCGGTCTATGACGAAGTAAGAGATGTATCAAAAACACCTGTAGTGAACAGCTTTATCATACAAGAACAAGATGGTGTTTATGCAAGAAGATTTTATGATGCAATACAAGACATAGAAGGAAAAGTTACAAGATATAAAGTTATTAAGGAGACAAATCCAACCCTAGCACAAGAATATTTTAATGAAAATAAAAGTGTTATTAAATTAGATTATATAAGTGAATTTGATGAAGAGTTGCGAAGAAACTTGCCATCAGAAGCAAGAGGCATGATTAGTAAAAAAATGACAGAAATAAGAAACTTAAGAAAATCTATCAAAGAGTCAGAACAAACTTTAGTTGCTTTAAATTTATATAAAAAAGATCCAACAAGATGGTATGAAAAATCTAATGTTATCAAAGAACAAAAGAGAGATTTATATATAGACTTGCTCAAAGAGTATGAAAAAGCTATGACTGAAGATCGCAACAGAAAAAAAGAAGAGCAGGACTAAAAATATGAATACATTATCTTTGAGGAAAAACTGAATAAAAAGTTAGCCCTGCAAAGCTAAGATAACAGAGTATTCACATTCTCACAAGCTTCACTCAAATGATCTTCAGACAAGTGTGCGTATCTATTTACAATATTTGGACTAGACCAGCCACCTAAATGTTGCAATGTATAAAGAGGTGTGCCATTTTGCACATGATACGAAGCCCAGGTGTGTCTGATGTCGTGCCATCTAAACCCTTCCAGTCCAGCTTTCTTTAATGCGTTATACCAGCCCGTGTTAGACGCTCTGCTGATCTTTCTGCCAGCATAGGTAAAAACATAAGGACTTTTCTTTTCAATCGATTCTAAGAGCTCTCTGCACTTCTGATTTATTGGCACGCATAAAGATCTACCATTCTTGGTTTCAACACCATCTATGGCTATTTGATTTTCTTTAACATCTTCCCATTTTAAATTGAAGCAGTTGGACATACGAACCCCAGTTAGGAGGGAAAAGACAAAAGGCTTCTGGAGGTGTTTGGGTAGAACCCTATAAAGCTTTTTGATGTCTTCCACAGTGAAGTATTTTGTTCGCATAGCTTGAACCTTCACCTGTTTTATCACGGGTTTGTTATCCAACCACCCCAACTCTTCATAAGCGTACATAAGCACAGCTCTGAAGAAACTTAAATATCTGTTTACTGTTCCCGGAGATCCTTTGATGCCAGACTTAATCTTTGCAATATCGCTTTTTTCTAAGGCATTTATATCTTTATCTTCTAGCAATGGATCAAAATATTTTCTGTAGGTAAAATCATTCTTACCCATGTTATTGAATCTGTAATACTCTTTAACTGCTTTCTTCCATGTCTTCATTGCTTTTCTCAAATAATTTGTTTGATTGTTTCTGTAGCGATCTCTCTACGCATCTGTCTATTAGTTTCCAAAACCAATCAATCATTTTCTATAAAAAAATCCTCTGGCTTATATTTTTTTGCTTCTTTAATTTCTAGCTTTATAGCTTCAACTTGTTTTATCATCTTCTCAAATCTTTTATCCTGTGGCATAACTCCCTTTTTTGTAAAATCTCTTAGAACTTTGGGTAGAACATCAAGAGCTTTTGCCATACTTGTATTGTTGTGGAAATAATGTTTTGTTAAAAACTGTATGTCCTTATGAAGCCTTATTACTTCTATTTCTTTTATCATATTTCTAATCATCCTTCTTTTTTTTCTCCCAAGGTAATGGTATGTGCTTCCCTTTTCTTTTCTCCTCCGCCAGATGCACAGCTATGTAGCAAAGAAAGCCCATACCAACTAACATAATAAATCCAAATATATGACCTAGTATGTCTGTCATTTCTATTTAATAGCACCCTTAAAGTAAGCGTTTTTGTCTACATACCCTGAGCTATTTCGTGCAACCATATGAGTTAGTATTCCTGTTTTAGTTTCCAAGCTACCCAGTATCTTTGCAAACTCAAACTCTATGTTTCTTAGTAAAAGTTCAGCTTCTAGCTCTGAAGCTATATCTATTCCTTCGCTGTCTTTAATAACTTTTCTTGCTATTTCAGATCTTATATCAAGACCACCAAATATATGAGAATGTGCATCTTGTGCAATCTCTTTCAGTGCGTGCAGTATAAGGACCCTAGCAGCGTGGTTAGCGTTTTTTATTTCTTTATCTCCGATTTTCATATGCCCTCCTTTGGCTTAATAATTGTTCCATGTGGAACATTTGTAAACATTATAAACATGAATTACATTTATTTGTCAAGCACATATTTCTTAAATATATGAATAGGTATCAAGCAAGCATCCTTTTCGACATCATCATCCTTACCCAAAACTTTTTGTGAGGGTATGTTATTAAGGATAATACACTCTATAATTCTTTGTGGTTTGGTCCACAAGTATTCTGATCCTGTATAGATGATCCAGTAGTCAGCTTTTGTAGACAAAAGTCCACTTTTCTTACCAAACATTCTAAGTTCAATAAGAATGTTTTTAGTTTGTTGACTTTTAAGATCAACCTTAACTTCTACTTTTAAATCTTTTTCAGGTATAAAGATATCGTATGGCTTAAACTTGCCTGGCACCAACACAGCGGTTGGATACTTTTCCTGTATCTTTTGTAAGACTAGCTCTTCAAATTGATGACCCACGGAAAAGTCCCTAAGGAACGCATGAGACGAGTCCATGGGCTATCAATCCTATTTATCAGCAGCTTTGCCGTTTGGTTGCTCTGGAGCTTCTTCTTCAGCTTCTGGTTGTTTAACAACTTCATACTTATTAGGTAATGATTTTTCCATAGCTTCAGCTTCAACTCTTGCACCCAAGGCTGCTAAAGTAAATATTCTTTGTATCAAAGGCAACACTTGAACCTCATCCTGATTCACTCTTGCAAGCTTATTTTTAGCATCATCAGATAGATGTTCAACTTGATAGTTTCTGATCTCTCCACCAATACTTAAATTAATATTATCTACTGGTTGAGGTTGTGCACCTTCGTTATTAGTTTTTTCTTTCTCCACTTTTACTCCTTTTTAAAATGGCAGATCATCCTGCGAATTGTTGCTTTCCTCTTGTTTTGGGAAAGGTTTATCTTCTTTCTTCATTATACTGAAATTTAAAGCAGGGCTCTTCTCAGAAGCTCCTTCTTTTCTTTTCCATGCATTTAAGAAATATTCCACGCCTTCAACATCAAGATATCCTTTGAAGTCAGGCTGTGTATCTTTTTGCTTATCTGTGTTTTTCCAGATAGCTCCTTTATTAGTATTGTCATACTGTTTATCCATTTTTCTTCTCCCGTTTTGCCCAGTCAGACATAACCTTATTAATTATGTAGGAATTAGACCTGTCATAAAATCTATGGTTTCTATCATTTCTGGATTTATCCATAACATGACTTACCTCCTCAGGAAGCCTTGTAGTCATTGATACTTTACTCATTTTTATTCTCCACTAATTTAGTATAGATCCTAGGTTTACCCTCTTCTCTGTAGCCCTCTACCTGATCGTAAGGTATCTCTAGGTCCTTCACCATTCTGGTGTAGTTTATACGCCCTTTGGCGTGTGTCATATGACACTTAACCGTAGGCGTGCTAAAGGCTCCACTATGCTTTTCAACCAGCTTGTCAGCGAGTTCTCTTTTCTCTGCTTCCAACGGTTTTTTAGCTTCGTCTAGCTTCTTTAGTTTGGCAATAATACTTGCTAATTTAGATGTATCATCATCTTCATCAACAGGCTTATAGTTCACTCCAGGCTCTTCTTTATCTTGAGCCCATCTTGTAATAACTTCTGGGTTTTCTAGTTGTTCTTTATACCAAACAAGAAATTCTTTTGCTTTTGGTATATATCTTTCAGCCCAAGTTGGGTCTCTTTCAACCCACTCTGTCTTGATTTCATTCGGTGTCCACTGCACAAAAAGCATTTCATCTAAATCCATACACTCCATACCAAGCTGCATTTGATGCCAATAGTTTCTTTTTGATTCTTTAACATTTTCTACTGGCTTACTAATCGGACATTTAATTTCTATAGCTGATCTTTTATTATCTCTGCCTTTTTTAAGCAAACCATCTGGCGACATACCAAGCCAATCATGTTCCTTGTGTTTTACAAAAGATGTTGGAACTATCTGAAAGCCCATTTCTTTAAGTGCTTGTATAGCCACAGGCTCATTTTCTGTGCCCCACTTCATTGCATAGATAGCATTTTGATTAAAAGGATCTTGAGAAAGGTTATGGTCTCCACGATACATCTCTCTACCTAAAGCTTCCCACTGATCGCCTTTAGTCCATATACATTCTTTGACAGCTTTTTGGAACCTAGTTCCAGTAATAATACCTTTTCTTTGTTCGTGCCATTCAGGCGTGCCTTGTTTTATTTTCATAAAAGACCCTCCTATGTGTGCCCCACTTCATTATTTGTTTTCACCTTCCAAACTCTGTACATTTGCTGGTTGTAACCATGCTCACTGCGTTTTAGCTCTTCTCTACAAATTCGCATCCTAGCTTTGTAACCTGGACAATATTTAACAATCGCTCCCCTCAAAGCACCAGCTTCTTTTTTTGTGCACAATACAGAATCACCATTTTCCATCTCTAGTACAATTCTATGATATTTCCCATTCGGTATTTGTGGTACACCCTTATCAATTTTCATAAAAGATCCTCATCCTTTTTGGCTCTTGCTGCTCTTTTGTCGTCAACCCATTTTGCATATGCAGATGTAAGTTCAGCCTGAACTTCTTTATCATCTGTAATTTGAAATGTCTCTAAGTGTCTTTGGTATATTTTATCTGATTCAGATTTGCTTTTTGGTTGCTCATCTTCTAAATCTTTTAACATATCAGCAACATGGTTTTCAGGTTTATCATCTTCTACTACATTGTTAGATGCAGCAGTTGACTCTTGACCGTCATCATCTCTAGCACCAATACCACAAGCAGTAGCTAAAGCATATCTTCTTGCATATGTAAGTGCTGAACCAAATTGTTGAGCATTGTTTTTTGTTGCTGGAACCATAAGTTGACCAGCATTTAATTCTGCACCATGTCCATAAAAGACTGTCTCTACAACAACACCTCTTTCACTAGCCACTGTTTTTTGTTGATAGTAAATACCATTTTTATTAAGTGCTGGCTTGACTGTATTGATAACAGCTTCAAGGGTTGGATAGCCACCAAAGTGTGTGGTCCCATCTTTTACAGCATGGTCAATTTCGTTTTGTGCTTTCAATAAAGCATCGATAAGATTATTCATATTTCCTCCAGTTTGTAATAAGTATAATGATGTAAATTAATAAATCAACTAATTTTATGTATTTACTTTATTTTATTTTTGGTGTTAAATGTAAATGAGGAAACAAGATGTCAGTAGAAAACATTACAAAAATTATTTACCTTAAAGTTACACCAACACAAAAACTAATTCTTTTTACTTTAGCTAATTGGTCAGATCAATATGGTCAAGCATATCCATCACACGAGACACTAACCAAGGTTACTTGTTTGTCTTTGACAGCAGTTAAAGATAATTTAAAAAAGTTAAAAGATGCTGGCTATATTGACTGGGAAAAACGAAACAATACAAGCAATCTTTATACTTTAAAGGTGGGGTCGGCAGACGGCTATAGGGGGTCGGCAGGTGGCTACAATACTAAAGTTAATACTAAAAAGGTATATATACTAGAGTTGGAAAAAATAAATAATATTTTTAAAGAAAAAACTGACAAGGTTTTTTATCAGCACTCAGTTAATACATTCAAGGCTGTGCCAAGATGGAAGGAGCTTAGGGAGTTGGGGAGAAAAGGAATAACCTCACCAAAAACAAATAACCGAATAGATCTTACCAAGGTAGAGTTTTGGGAAGCATACTTCAGTATTGCAAATAGTGATGGTCATAAAAAATGGATAAGGTCTTACTGGGACAAAAAGCCAACACTAATGACAATGTTAGGTATGAATCAATTTGATGCAATTATAGAGAGGAGATATGGATAAGGAATTATTAGACTTAGAATCAAACTTAATAGGATCAATAATTTTAGATCATAAAAAGTTTTTACTTTCACAAGAAGAGGGCTTGTTGCCAGAACATTTTGAAAACAAAGCTTACGGTAAAGCCTATGAGGTTATGTTAGAACATCAAAGATCGGACATGGTTACGGTGATGCATAATCTGAAAAATAAAAGCATGGTTGAGGAAGTTAGGCAAGCGGCAGGATACTGCATTTCGTCTGCTGGATTTTCTGCTTGGATGAAGATGATGAACTTAAAAACATCTAAAAACAAACTTAAGAACCTTGCAAAAAAAATACCAGCCATAGTTGCAGAGGATATAACGATTGAGGAAATGATAGACAAGGTTAATGACTTGTTAATAAACAACAAAATAACTAAAAGCTCTGGAGCACCAAAAAATGTTATAGATGTCATAAACACCGTTGAGCAAGAGTTAAAAGATGCAAATGCAGTAAGCAAGAATTTAATTAAAACTGGTTTCAAAAACATAGATGAAAAAATAAAAGGCTTTAAGGCTGGCGATCTTATTGTTGTTGCTGGCAGACCAGGAATGGGTAAAACTACATGGGCACTGAACATAGCAACAAACAATGTTATGAAAGGCAAAAATGTTTTAGTTTTTAGTCTTGAAATGACAAACGAACAACTTGTTAAGAAAATAATAAGCTCTGAGTCAGGTATCAAAATGGATTCTCTTATTGCTGGCAATATGTCTAAAAGCGAATGGGCATCATTTCATACAGTAAAACAACAACTATCTGGGTCTGGCTTATACATCTATGACAAATCACCTATCACCATTGAGACCCTAATAAACAAAACCAAAGCAATACAATCAATCACAGATGTTGACTTGATAGTAGTTGATTACTTGCAGCTTTTGATG